TTCCCTTCGCCACTATCATTGTGTCAACTAGCCCCTTGATGTATGACATTACCGTCTTATCTGTGGTCGAGGCATAGACCGCCGCGGTGTCTAAGGCCCCGCCTACTGAGGCAAGGAAGGCCGAGTCGGTCCCGCGCATTGCCGTAGTAGGAATGAGTTGGATTGCCGTCACTAACTGCTTGATGTAAGCCATTGCCGTGTCTACATCGGTTACTGCTCCAGCCGCAGCAGCGTCATCTAATGCGCCTCCAACAGCAGCTAAGAATGCGGAATCAGTACCTCTCATTGCCGTTACTGGGATTAATTGTATGGCAGTTACGAGTTGCTTGATGTATGCCATTTCTGTATCAGTATCTGTTACTGCACCAGTTGCGGCTGCATCATCAAGTTCACCCAGAACAGATGCTTTTGCCATATCAGCAGGAGCAGGGATAGCATCGAAGGTACTACCATCGAGAGCTAACACATCTTGAACACTTGCTTCTAATGCCATGCCAGCAGGAACTGCACCTACCCCAGCAGCAGCCGTAGCAGCGTCAGCAGCAGTCTGTACGATAGTGGCATTAGCTGTAACAGCAGTATCTACGTGGTCTTCAATACCATCCTCTAAAGCCATATTCGCTGGAGGTGTACCAACTCCTCCTGCGGCAGTAGAAGCATCTGCTGCTATCTGAACTATCGTAGCGTTAGCAGTAATCGCTGTGTCTACATGGTCTTCTATGCCGTCTTCAAGTGCCATATTAGCAGGTGGAGTACCCACACCTGCGGCGGCTGTGGAGGCATCGGCGGCAGTTTGAACTATCGTAGCGTTTGCCGTGATGTCGCTATCTATTGAAACGTCAGTAGGAAGTGCAGCTACGGAAATAATAAGCGCACCTGTGTCAGCTAAGATTAACCCTTGATTGGCAGCAGTAGCATCACCACCAGCAGCAAGATTGTCAGCGATGTACCGTATAAGCAAACCTGCCCTTACGTTGTCACCATCATCACCCTCAGTAGCATCTAGGCTGGAAGTTTCTATCTCAGCAGTAGAACCAACCGACAGGTTATCAGCTATATACCTGACTAATTCCCCAGAACGTGCATTGTCGGTAACTACACCCTCGCCAGCGTCAAGGGAAGATGCCTCTTGCTCAGTTATGATGGTCTCTACGTCAGTTCCTAAGTCCCCCGAACTGTCCCAGCGTGTACCAAGTATTGTAGCTAGTGGACGAGCTATGTCTCCTATCTTGTCTATGATAGCAGGGATGGTGTGGGCTACATTATAGAGATATGAACCAGCTGCAATGAGTATAGTATTTACTGTATCAGCGATAAAGCGAATGAGTAATCCGGCCCTGCTATTAGAGGCGATAGAGCCATCCCCATCATCTATGGAAGTAGTCTCAATCTCCGTTGTTATTGATGTGACATTCGCCTCTGTTGCGTCTCCAGGTATAGGTAGCAAACCTATTGCAGTATTGGCTGCTACCACATCAGTCGCTATACGCCCTAACTTAGCATGAGCTGAGGTTGAGTCTAGGTCTGAGAGGTCGGCGGCTGTAAGCGCATCATCCATTTCGCCGAGTTCAAGACTAATATCTCCCATTACAGCAGGGTGAATCATCAGCACTACATCGCCCGCCTCAAGCGGGTCACTGAAGGCGGCAACTGTAATATTTCCCGCGTCAGTAGAGGCTGTGCAAAGCAACTTTTCCCCTTGCGGAGGATCGCCGGCGCCGTCCGCGTCCCAAGCCACATAGACCCAATAATCTATGAAGAAATTATCACCATGCCCTGCCAGCTCCGCACTCTGGAAGTTCGGGGCTCCAGCAATGCCGTCGATCGTACCTCTGAAGGAAAGTCCCCAATCAAACTCGCCAGTCGCAAAATCTGCAAGTCCTCTCCAATCGGTAACATTTGCATCCACGATAACAATAGCAGCAGCAGGTACATAAACCTCAGCAATCAATGTCTTATCAGTAGGCACAGACGGAGGGATCGGCATGAAGGTAGCATTGCCTGTGTCCCCCGCCGGATCCGCCGTAGCGGGTGTCCCGGCTGTCACTATCAATGCCCCTGCCGCATTGATTGAGACAATATCCTTCCGGGGCAAGGTGGCATGGGCAGCAGTTATAGTAGCCGTTCCACCCGCATAGACTACACGCACGCCCGCGACATACACAACACCCGCCGCAATATCTACAGTCATGTCCGTCACGCCGCCGGTTGGGTCCATGCCTGATTCAACATAGTAACCCTTAAACATCTGATAAATATGCTGCGGTGTGTTGGCGAATACCACGTCCCCATTTGCCTGTCTGGTATCTATTGTCATGTTCAACTCCTAGAACAAAGGTTTAGACCTGCGGAATACCTGCGCGTTTACTGTGATGTGGAGATAACACCCATTTGTACCCGGCAACGTATGAAACTCCCAAGTGATTTTATGCTCAGTACCTAGTATCGGCGTGGTTAAATATGATGTAATATCCACATCTACCATTTTTATGTCGTGCCCGATTACACTTCCGTCAACTGTTACATCAAAATCTAAAGTTTCTGATCCGTGTAGCCAAGATGGGCCCGCGTCTTCCAAAAAAGTAAATCCGACTTTATTGCACCGGATAAACGTATCTGAAATCTCAAACTTAAAGTTCACCGGGTGATAACCAGCCTCATGATCGATAGGTATAGTAGCGTTATAGGGAATAACTGTAGAGGTGCCGGTGATACTCTGATTATTTATCGCATCAATGTTCTCCTGCTGCTGGGCCAGTCTAATCGCTATCGACGAGGGAAAATTGGAGAACGTGAAGTCAGTGTCACTTGGTTCTCTCAGGCTTCGTTTTTTTATGGCCAAAACAGGAACAGCCACATTAATGCTTATGCCTTCGTCAACCACATGGGCCAGTGAGCCAATATCGAGCCTCTCAGATGCCCGCCCGATGAGTTCCGATAAGTCAATAGCTCCTATAGTGTAGGCTACTTGGGGCACAGAGCGCCGGGGTAGTTCGGTCACTGCTGCAATCATAAGGTCATTGACTGAGACAATACCCTTGACTGTGTAATCCTTTGTAATCTGTCTATAAGTATCGTATGTATCGGCTATTAGATAGTAGGCATGTTGATAACTCACATCATACACGGCTCCGACATCATAATCGCCGATATCACATCTGAGTTGCCTGGCATCCGGGCCTTGTACCCAGTTGGACGTATCGTCTACAGTATCCTTGCGGATTGTAATATGAGACGGTAGAACCTCGCCTTCCGCCGTCCAATCCTTATAACATCGGTATAAGGTTCCCGCTGCTACTGTGCCGAGTTTAATATATCCGTAAGTATCATCGGGAATTAAATGGGTAGCCGTCTCATTTGCTACGTTCAGTAGTGTTAAATTGAGTTGGTCGTTGCCCTCGCCATCCCCCAGCGGCACCATGCGCGTACATAAGGCTGAGAAATCGGCAGCCTTCTTGATGGATTTTAGGTTCTTGCCGATACGCACTTCCTGCCCTAAATCATCCTCTAATTCCTCCAAATACAGGTAGCGCACATGGGGATCGGCTGGGTCGTGCCTGACCGTCAGATATCCGCCGATTATTTTTACTATATCCAATATACAGGCCAGGATTGTTTTATTGTTAAAGCTCATCTCTAGTGTTTTATTCAGCGCAGTATCTATCCCGCCGAATAGTAACGTACCCGCCACATGAGCTGAAGAATAATCCAAAAGTAATTCTATGATGCCCTCAACTGCCATGGGAGGGAGTTCCAACAGTCCGACAATCCTGTCATCATTCAAGACTGTCAGATAGCCTTCTATCTCTCCGCCTGTCGATATGCCCGTCCCTATTTCCTCAAACGAATATGGAACTGCTGCCGGATAGAAGACAACTACAGTGTTCCCCCCAAGTATTGCAAGGCTACCCGCTAATGACGGAGAGTCGGGAGTGGAAATATCTACAATAGAGAATCCCAGACCACTGATGTAACAGTAATTTCCATATTTAAAAACAAACATGGATACTCCCAACCCCGTCAATGAGCCTACTACTGCCGGATCAGTCGGGTCTATTACATCAACAACATCCAATTCACCAGAAGGGAGAGCAACATAACAGAAATTGCCATCTTTGATTATCCCGTAGGCTAGCCCAGCGAAGATATTATTATTACTTGAGAGAGCGATATTCTCCGGATCGGTTACATTCACAATGGGGAAAGAACCATCAAAGGTTGTTACACAGCAATGATCGCCATCTCTAGCACAATCAAGGGCGAGGCCTGTGGGATAAGCAAATGATAATGAATCTTTCAATACAAAGTTCTGGTCATAAATACATAGTATTGAATAACTTGGAATAGTTGGTGAATCAAGCTTTAGTACACACAGATAATCGCCGTATGCACTTATAGACATTAAACCAGGCAGACTAATTATGCCTTTACCGATGGGATTGGCTTTATTAGATATGTCTATTTTCAATAGTTGACCCATGAATGGCGGTGCTATAAGTTGTACTCCTGCTGCGACAAATAGCCAATTACCACTGATGCACATTTTTACAGCATTTATTAAATGACTGTCAGTGTGTGTGCCAACTATGGATATATTCTCTATATCGGAAATATCCAATACGTACAACTTGCCGTTCGTATTATCTATGACGTATAGATATCCGTCCTTTGCGATGACAGGAGAATTACTGCCAGCCAATGCGAGTCTGCTTTTAATAATAATGTCTGCGGGATCGGTGACATCAAGCACTATCAGTTCGCCAATATCATTAACCTGGAATCCATATAACTTGTCTATCATTTCCGAACCTGCGTTATGCCGCGTATGACATATATCTTCTGTAGTTGCCCTTGGTGATATAGCCAAACTTCGCGTCCGTATTGAATGGCTTGCCATGCCTTATCGTTAGGCGCAAGGGAGATATCCAGTCTGCCACAAGCTGAAGCTATGTCCTCAATCATGCCGTCCAGTAAATCCTTCGGCATGGAATACAAGACGGACCCTCCACCGGCAGAACGAATCTCTACGTGATATGCAGGCGTGCGATCATAGACTACAGGACCTTGACCTAATCGGAACCGCCCCAACCTGCAATGCCCCAGCCATGCGGGGTCACGAGCGGCGGTCATAGATACCTATTCCTGTAAACGATTGAGATTAAACCATTGGGAACGCCCGTCACCCTGATAAGATTAGTCACAGACGGAACCAATACAGGGAACACAGAACCGTGGTCTAGCGTTGCCATCGATACGATGCCATTGTATTTAACCAGCCACGTCGCGCAGTCGATGATTATTACATCAGTTGCTGCCAACTCAACAGGGGTTATCCACATCAAAGATCGATTCGCTGTGATATTGTAAATCTTGATTTCCGTGCCAATGGAGATAGTAGCGTTTGTAGTTATCGTAATCACTGGTTCAATATCCACATTGCCGCCCGGGGTCACACTCAAAAGCTGAGGGGAAATTGTTAGTACGGTAGGAAATGTGATCAGGGTAGTCGAGAACCAGAACGGGTCAACACACTTGAAGGTTATCTTGGCATCTGCCGCCACAAGCGACAGTTTCTTAGCATCGAAGTTACTGGATGCTATGGCCGTTAGATAGCGATTCGGATTATAATCAAATATCAACGGCTTCTGGCCGAGTTGAATATCGAGGATGGTATTTAAATTATCTATCGCCGTGTAGAACGCTGCTGCGTCAGCGTAACCCTTCAGAAGCATAGGCACTGGGATATCCCTGATTTGGTACTTTGAATTTAGCAGGTACCCGCCATGCCGTCCAACAACCTCAGAGGTGTTTAATTTCGGCGTGGGCATGGACGGAACGACAAAGTCCTTCAATAGATATGCCCCGTAGGTTGCAAGATTGTTTCCGTTAAAAGAAAGACTGTTCGCCATTACACGTTCCTCATCTTGCGAAGTATCAAAGTGTCGAGTTCTTCGGCTACCTTTTGCATGTCGGCTTCTTCCCGGATATAAAAGGTATTTCCAGTAATAGTGACACCCGCATACGCAGGTTGACCGTTTATAAATCCAGATGCTAATTGACCCGCCCTTAAAACGTATTCGTCAACCTCTGCTGCTAACCTTACGATAGTGCCGCCAGGCCTGCGCGGGACAAATGCGCCGGTGTCCAATGTCGGTATCTCTGCTACTCCTCCCGCTGTAGTCGCGGATGTTGCCGCCCCGGAAGCCGCGCTTATGCCAGCCTCAGCACCTTCGGGAGTTCCACCTTCCCCACCGACAGATTGAACTGCCCTGACTATGCCATAGATAGCTGCCCCTGCTGCCGCTATACCAGCAATGAAGGATAGCGTACCCAGTGGCCAGTTAGTAGCCCATGCCCACGCTTGGGCGATGATAACGGGAATAAGGCGAGCGACATAAACCGCAAACGAAGCCGCTGTTCGTAACATAGTGGCGGCCATGCCTATTAGAGCCCTGCCGACACCTATTGCCCCGCTTGCAAAACTACCTAAGAATGTGATACCTGTCGTGATACTATCGATTAGCATCGGCATTTTCTTTATTATTGTGCCGATACCACCAGCCAATAAGAGAAAACCGCCAACCGCAAGAGTTAATCCTGCTGTAATGTCCTTTAAAGGCTTGGGAATTAAATCCAAAACAGTCTTCACAACCTTGAAAATGGGAATAATAATAGTGTTAAATACAAAACTCAGAACGGGAGCTATAGTTGCGCCGAGTGTATTCGCAAAGTCCTTCATAACTGTCGTGAGATCATTCCAGGAGTCGTGCAAATCTTGAAGGCTTTGAAGTTTCTCCGGGGACATCTCGGCGTTCAAGTCCTGATATCTGTCTCGTAACCCTTGAATACCCTCTTGCCCTTGCGCTATCATCGGTAGAAGGTTCTGGCCAACCCTGGCGCCCCATATATCGGTAGCCGCAGCCGATTGCTCTTGCGCTGTGTTTAACCCGCTGATGGCATTAGCGATAGCAAAGAATTGCTCTTCGGGGTTCATACCCGCCAGAGATGAATATGATAACCCCAACTTGGATAGGCTCTCGACAGCAGCATCCGTCCCATTTGCTGCGTCCACCATGAGTTCGTTCTGTGTCCTGATGGCCATGCCCATTGAGGACATATCCAATGAGTTCTGCTTGGCGATATAGGACAACTCTTGCACAGCGCCAGTGGATATACCAAGCTTGACCGACCAATCGTTTATATCATCAGCCGAGGCCGCAGCAGCAATACCGGCCCCAGTTATCGCCGCCGTTATCGCAGCTCCGGCAATGGTCATGTTTTTAAACGACTTGGCCAGTGTTGCGTCAATATTGGCAGCAGACTTGGTGATGTTCTTCTCAAGTTGGTCAAAGTCACGATTAACCTGAGCGGTATTGGCGTCAAACTCAGAGGCCATCTTTTCGGAACTATCGGCCATTTTAGTTGTAGCTTTATCAACTTCTTCGGCCGTAGATTGTATGGCCTTTGCTACTTCCTCGGCGCCTTCAATCTTGATAGTGCCTTTTAATTCAAAAACTTCGCCCATAGTTGCACTCCGATATTGACTTTACCTTTTACATACAGTACATTAGTAATATGAGTAATAAATTAGCTTATACTGCTGGTATTTTTGATGGAGAAGGTTCAATTCTTATAAGCGTTAACAGACCGCATCCAAAACGTGAAACGATAAATCCACAACATTACCTTACTGCTTGTTTAGGGAATACCAACCGTCCCCTTATAGATTGGTTAAAATCTGAATTTGGTGGTCACATCGTAAAGGGAGGTAATAGACAGGCTAAAAGACAGCAAGAATATTGGATTTGGTCAATTTCTTCTTGCCAAGCAAGAGATTTTTTGACATTAATTTATCCCTATTTACGTATAAAGAAAGAGCAGGCAAGATTAGGAATTGAATTTCAAAATAGAAGACTTAAAAAGGGAAGTCCGGGTAAAAGATGTTGCCGATGGGGGCTAACATCCGAAGAACTTTCTAAGAGAGCATGGTATAAAGAACAAATAAGCTCACTTAACGGACTGACTGCTTCTTTAAGTAAAGCTATAGATATAAATCTTTAATGCTTCAGCCATTCTTAATTACCGCCCATTGCTTTATTCATCGCTTGAACGTGCAAGAATAGGTCGTGTTCCCGTAGTGCTTGACTCTTATGTGGTTCTACTTCTGGTTCCTGAAGGAACGGCAACCCGAAGTCGAAAGGAGTAAAAGGTTCGTCTCTTTTAAACTTCATACCCCACGATTGCGCTAGCGGTTTCAGTCCGTTCAATACCACCGCACTAATAACGCCAGACCTCAGATCAGCGAAGCTCTGCTCAACATTGTATCGTTCTACGAGGGCATTGAATTCGGATAACGAAAGTTTCCAGAACTCTTCGTCTGCAAGGCCGAGGGATATGCGCCCGAACGCCCAGCGCTTTAGCCACTCGTCGGGCTGTCCGCTAAAGGGAGATTTGTCACCTCTGTGATAGCCTTCATAATGTCGTTTAATTGACGCACATCTATTATTGCCAGCACAGCATCCAGTGTTAAGGTTGGCTCCTCCCATACAAGGCAAGCCCAGCACATCGCCCCGGCAACATCGTCAGGCGGTAACTTAGTCGCTTCCGATACCGGCACGCCCATTGCTTCCTTAAACCGCTTCATGCCGAGCATGGTCATCTTGAGGTGCCGTTCCTTGCCATCCCCTAGAGTTATTGTGACAACATCCATAAAAACCCCCCTTAAAAGATAAAGGGCGGAGTTATTCCCCGCCCTCGCCCTTCAATGCCCTTATTTTGCCAATCTTGATGCTATACAGGCTCGCCCACATGCAGCGTGTATATCTTGGCAACCTTGCCGGTTTCCTTCACACTGATGAAGATGGTGTGCATGCCGTTGGTTGGTGCGGTTATAGAAGTAGAATCGGCTCCCGATATAACCGTCTGCTCGGCTCCTGCTGAGTCGATAACCTTGATTACCGCTGTAGCAGCGGCAGCGATTGGTGTTACTTTGTAGGACGTGGCCCCAGCCACTAGGCTACAGTTATATTCTAAATTCGCCTGAGCTGGAGCAGGTGTAATTACTGCCAGTCCACCGGCGCCACCAACGCTGGTAATCGAGAAGAACGTGGTTGTGAGCCCGTCAGATTCGTCATACGCGAATACGGGTTCGCCGTCAATCAAGATACTGAACTCGATAGCGTCAATATCCTTCGGTGACTTACCGACGTGCTTGAATGACTTAACGTATCCGATGCCGCTCTGTGTCCATGATCCATCCGGTGCTCCACGTTTCCATGCCCGCGAGGTCGCTGAGGCATAGTCCGCCACGAGCTTGACCTGCCCGGGATCAGCGGGAAGCATGATACCCGCACATTTAATCTCGCCGCCCTTGCGAGTAGTGATGATCTGCTCCGGATAATGACCCGCCGTGTCGTGCAGCATCTTCTCTACGCTCTCCCACTCGTCTGGGATTTCCCCGATGTCCTCAAGCCCTGCGACGGGGGTGTCGTCCCATTTAAAGGTCATACCTGCTAATGCTTTGATTCTTGCTACCATTTTAACCTCCTAAAAATCATCGTGTAAGGGTTGACGATCTTCGTCGCCATTTAATACCCATATATTGAACTGCAAAGTGTAATGCCAGATACCTTGTGTCGATTCGGGTACAAACCCGTCTGTCTGTAACCATAACCTCGCATTATCGACCTCTGCCGTTGCGAACTTCAGCCCGTTCAATAATCGGCATACCTCTTTGCGGATAGCGAGGATTGAGTCTGCATTTGGGGAATAACTCCAAAGGTCAACGAGATACTTCCCGTTGCGTATTGGGGAATACTCATTTACCCATCCTGTGAAATCAATGCGATCCACTAAATAAGGGAACGCAGCATCAGGTTCCGCCCATACTGGATAGAGACGCACGGTCCCACCACACGCCGTTATTAAAGTAGCATCGGCGGTAAGTAGTGTGTATATATATCCGAGTAATGATTTCTGCACGTCTACTGTCATTGCAACCAATCCTGAGAAAAAATAGCCTCTATCTCATTGAGCTTATTGAAGAACGCCCTATCGAGCCACGGACGCGGGCGGATTGGCCCTTGTATGACCACCTTAGTGAACACCCTCTCCCCATCAACACCAAAAGCCAGAACTTTTTTATTTTTTGGAGTGATAATTGCGCCACCTTGTGTCCCGAATTGCAACATTAAGCCGTAGGGTACATCTGTTCCCACAACACCCTCATACCCATCATCCGATACATCGGTATCGATAGACCTCCCAAGGTCACCCGTAACCACTGCGGGCGGCTCTCCCGGGGAAGAGGCTGTGTACCAGGTATTTTTTGTGCCAGGTACTAGATATTGCCGACCTGTACCAGAACGGCTTAATACCGACTCCGCTTCTTTTTTAACCATCTGGACGGCAGTGTTCATGCGCTTTTTAATCTCATCGTCAATCCGTTGCACTATCTCATCGGGGGGAATTGCCCAAGTGCCTTTAAAATCCAGAACAATATCCATTTACAGTTCCTTTGCAGGTACAGTTAGCCAACCGTCTTTTGCGGTCATAGGGGCAAGAGGTTCGTAGTTTGTGGCACCGTGTAATATCAGATGCTTGCCGAGCAGGATCCCGGGCGCAGGCGTGTCGCGGAATAAGAACTCGTAAGTGGCCTCTGACTTCAGCTGCTGATATTTGGCCAGCCCCTGTGCACTCAGTTGCTTCATAGTGGCATAGCGAGTCTGGACGGGCTTCAGCACCACAGTGGGACCGGTAGCCGTGCGCGTGGACACCCGCTCGACGATGGTCACCCTAACAGGTCTGGTAATCATATGACGCTCACTCTGAGAGTATCGAGTAATCGCTTTGACGCGGCGGGTAAACCCTGCACCATCTCAGACATTCCGAGCCCCATTGGATGCAATCCCTGACGGTTATCCCACCACACGCTCACAGCTACTAAGACGGCCTGCACCGCGGCGGGGACTAGCGCCTGCACCTGCGCGAGCGTAGCGCCAGCGCCGTAATGGCCGGACAGGTAGACCACAACGTACTCGTATGCAGAACTGAAATCATGTCCAGTAAGTCGGCCAATCGCCGAATGGTCTTCATAGTCAATACCGAGGAATAGTTCGATACTATACTTAAATACCAGCTTTGTTGACAAGGCAGGAGCGACACCAAAGGTCACAACCTTACCAGTGAGAGTGTAGTTAGCGGGCGTGGCCTGTAGCACTCCATCTTTGTAAACAGTAAGTGTGCCGGTCATCGGCGTGTTGGCAAGTGTGAAGGCCACTGTTGAAGCATTGCCCGTCTTAGACTCGACTATCTTGTAAGCTACTGAGGTTATCGAAATAACAGGCTGTCGGTAGAGGTTCAATGTCTCTGTGTCTCTACCCCAGTGCGACTCTGTTAGCGTCTGCGGCATGAAGCAGCGCCCGCAATACTTCTCGGCCTCTGCTGTTGCCGAGTTGATTAAAATGTCGAGCAGGGCATCGTCGTAGTCCTCAAATGTGTCAGTGGCGGCGGCATAGTCATAAGAGGCGGTCACGATTGCGCCGTTGGCAGGCGTACTCGCAACAACGAAGGTTATCGTCACTGTTGAATAGGTATAGTTAGTAGGGTCAACTTGTAGCGCAGGTGTGCCGCCGGTATTAACCCACACCTTCAGCGATCCGGCCAGCGGTGTATGGTCTAGGGTGAAGGTTACGTTTGCGCCGTTGCCAGTGCCCACATACTCGGAGTCAATCTTCAAAGAGGCACTCTGATCCATTTGCAACATGGCCTTCGCTTGTTTTGCTGTGACTAATGCGTATGCTGATAATGTCATTTCGTTACCGCCTTCTTGCGATGCTTAATCTTGCGCCTGACTGGTTTATCATCCCCACTCGCTTCAGGGGCTTCCTTGCCCGATTCTGCGACGCCTGACGCCTTATTCTCGGCAGGGGGAGGCATTAGTTTGTTTTCTACTGGCGCTACCCAGCCGCCCTCTATCCATTCCTTAGCCAGGCAATCGGGTACGTTAATGAT